ATCGGAGATATTGCGGCGAAATTTTTGCGTGCCGACGTGCCAGTGCAATACGTGTCGAAGGTATCGTCCGTTTTGTTCCGTTCGGATCTCCACCTCCGCTCCGCCAAAACGCACTTTGGCTGGGCCGTTTTTTGTCTCAATAAGCTCAGGGATTTCGTGGTTCTTCATGTCTATTTTGGGACAAAAATCTGCTCCAATCGTTCAAAATCATACATAACCACATAACATTATATGATGTCAGGATTGCGTAACTTTTTGTCTAACAGAGTAAATCGAGTGACTTACGACAAATGAAAAAAGTCGGGGCGACAGGATTCGAAGCAGAGTGCCACTTCCGTAAAAGGTTCTTTTACAGAGGGATAGTGGCTGGGGTTTATTTTGGAGCAGATTGGGGCGGGCTTTTCAGCCCATTTTGAGTGGCGATGAGTGTTTGCAGTCTCATTAAGCCCGGCGAACCGCAGCCCGCGGGATACTTTCCGCGTTACGGGTTTTGGTGGCAAAAGGACACCGCCGATTGGGCGGTCGAGCTTTACTGCTTCCGTCAAAAAGAGCGGGTGGGAGAGATGCTTGCCAAGGAAGCCCACTTCAAAAACGCGGCCCAGATGTTCTTCCACAAGAAGACGGAGAACTTTATCTGGCATCCGTGGGCGGACGATATGCTTTACGAGTGCTGTCATAGCAAGTTTGTCGGTTTCGCAGGCTGCGGTTCGTCCGGCAAGTCGGAATTCATGGCGATCTGGGCTTTGCTGAATTGGCTGGCTGCGCCGTTCCACACGCTTTCGTTGGTCACGAGCACGAGCATCCGTGATGCGAAGAAACGGGTCTGGGGTGCAATCCAGAGGTATTGGCCGTGCATCAAGCATGTCGCGCCCGGAAAACTGGCAGACACTCCGACTCCGGCCATCTACACGATCCGGAACGGCGAGCGGCTGGAGCAGTCGGGGGTTTACTTGATTCCGGCCGAGGCCAAGAAGACATCCGAGGTGACGGGTAAGATGCGAGGCATGAAGGCTCCTCGGGTCATCGTCGCGGCCGACGAGTTGAGTGAGTTGGGTCATGCCTTCCTCGACACGGCGATGTCGAACCTTTCGAACAACCCGTTTCTCCACATTTGCGCGGCGGCGAACCCTGTCAGCTATTACGATCCCTTCGGCCGCTTCGTCGAGCCGACGAACGGGTGGGGGAGCATCACGGTCAACGATGAGAAGTGGGAGACCAAGCTGGGTGGGGTTTGTCTGCACCTCGATGCCCTCAAGAATCCGAACTACTTGGCCGGCGAGAACAAGTGGCCGATCCAGAAATGGGAGAAGATCGACGAGGCCCGTGAACGACTCGGTGAGGACAACCCGATCTTCTGGCGTGACTATCGGGGGTTCTGGCCACCGCAGGCGGTCAGCAAAGCCATCTACAGCGAGGCCGAGATCATCCGCTTCCAAGCCGATCAGAAGCCGATCTGGAGGGGCCGCGCCGAACGTATTGTCGGCATCGACCCCTCGTTCGTGAGCGGCGGGGATAGGTGTGTCATTTATTTAGGCTCGTTTGGCCAGAACAAAGATGGGGTCGATCAGGTTTCCTTCGACGAATTCCACTACCTCGACGAAGAGGCGAGCAACCCCGAGCCGCGCACCTTCCAGATCGCCAAGAAAATCAAAGACATCGTGGTCAAGGCTGGGGTGCCGTGGCGCAACATCGGGGTCGACGTGACGGGTGGCGGTGTGCCGTTCTGCGATGCGATGGCTACGGTCTGCGGGTCGAACGAGTTTCTCCGGGTTCACTTCGGCGGGGCTCCCTCTGGGCGCTCGCTCTCGGCTTACGATGCGACCGCAGCCCAAGATAAGTATGTGAACCGCGTGACCGAGCTTTGGTTCGGTGCGAAGGAGTTTCTCCAGAATGGTCAGTTGCGGGGGATCGGGCCGGATCTTGCTCGGGAGATGACCAGCCGGAACTACGACACGCGCAAATCCGGATCGATGAAGGTCGTCGTCGAGAGTAAGACCGACATGAAGGCCAGGATCGGCCGGTCGCCCGACGTAGCCGACGCGGCCTTCGTCATGCTCGATGTTGTCCGCGAAAGGTTCGGGCTGCGTCCTCCGCAAGAGACTGGTGGGAGTCGCCGCGGCATGAGCAGTTGGAAGTCGACGATGACGACCAAGTATGCCCCGCGGCGGTCGGGTCAGTTGCTCCAGTCTTTTTGAAGCGGTATCATAACAGCATAACAATGTCGTATCGCGTCACAGTTGAAGAGCTTCGCAAGAATGCGCCACCGCTGCGGATGATTTCGCTGACCGCACCGGATTGGCTTCAGGCCGTCGATGCGGTGACCGAGGTGTTGTCCAAGGAAGACACCATGTTCCAAGAGGACGAGACCGAAACACGCGAAGAAGCTAACGACGATTGGGTATAATGCCGCTGGGAACTTCATACGGGTATCCGGTCAAGACAGCCGACGAACTCGGACTGACGGACTATTTCCGCAAGAACCCAAAAGTCGCCGGTATGGCATGGGGCGGTGGGTTGAACGGAACCGACGTGAAAGAGCCTCGGGTAATCGTGGCCAATCCGTTCAACCGTCACATGGCTGACCCGAACAAGATGCAGGGTCTTCTCAAGATTGAAGCGGCCATGCATTTGATGGACGAGACCGGATACGCGCCTGAGTTTGAGCTTTCCGAAGAGCAGCAGGAGTGGCGCAAAAAAGAGTTTGGCAAAGACGCGGCGAGCAAGGCTTACGCGGAAGATGATATTGCGTTCAAGAGGTCGATCATCTCGCGGATCGGGGTCGATAAAGTTTCAGGTGTTACGCCGGAGCAGAAAGCCGAAGCGGACCGGATCAATGCGATTTTAGACGAGCGGGAGAATCCGGACTTTGTGAAGTCTATAATGAGCAATTTAGGCCCAGAGATTAACGCAGCGCAGTCATTTTTGGACGACTGGTATGACCGCCGCAAAATAACAGATCCACACATCCAAGAGGGACTGGATAAAGACGCGCCGTATATAGAAGAAAACTTACAGAAGCCACCAAAAGTAGAAATTCAGAAGGAGATCGACGGCGATCCAAGAATAACGGGGCAATACCTACGGGATGAAGGCCGTCTTCTGATGACTCCTAACGCGGACAGTTCCGTGCCACTCCATGAGTTGACGCATCATGTGAATCAAGCAGGACTCGGAGGCGGCTTTATGAGGACCATACATAAAGACATTGTCGCCAACGAAATTAAACCCAAAGACCAGCAGAAAGGCGTCTATAAGGACAAGTTTGATTACTTTGCTAATCCAGATGAAGTCCATGCGCGGATAATGGTGCTTCGTCAGCAAGCTGGTTTTCAGCCGGACAAGACCATTACGGAGCAGGATTTGGAGGGGTTTTTACAGGACTACGACGGCAATAACGACAATATCAATGATCTACTTGAGATGTCCAAAGGAAGAAAAAGCATCCTTAACATGCTAAATTTCATGGCGTCTGTTCCCAGAGACCGAAGCACTCTAACAGCGTGAATTATTTCCACTCCGGAGATTTGGGAGATGTGCTCTACGCCTTGCCCTCGATGAGGGAACTCGGGCGCGGGGATCTTTATCTGAACTCCCGTCCCTGGACGGCGAAGATGACTGAGCAGCGGGCGGCGGTGTTGCGTCCACTCCTTGAAGCCCAAGACTATGTCGGCAAGGTCATTCACGGGGATGCGCCGGCCAACGAGCACTGCGTTAATTTCTCTACGTTCCGTAATGGCGGGCTGATCTACGGGGTCAGCCTGATGGAATTGCAAAGCGATTGGGTCAATGCGAACGCGGTGCCCGATCCTTGGCTGAAAGTTTCCCCCTCGGCGCGGGCGCGGGGGCGGGTCGTCTGTCACCGCAGCCCGCGCTACCACAATCCTTACTTCCGGTGGGATCTAATCGGTGAAGCCCTCGGCACGAAGATGCTCTTTGTCGGGTTGCCGCACGAGGTCGAGGAACTGCGTCGGGTGACCAAGGTCCATGCCGAGTATGCGATCACCAGCGATTACCTTGAACTGGCCAAGCTGATTGCGGGCGCGGATCTCTTTATCGGCAACCAGTCGAGCCCGATGGGCTTGGCTATTGGTCTCGGGGTGCCCTTCATCCAAGAGACATGCCTTTGGACGCCGGACTGTCTCTACCCGCGCAAGGACGGCACCTATTGTTATGACGGTGGGATATCCCACTTCGAGATCCCGCCCTTCAATCCGCCGCCGGATGTCGATCGCAACGCGCTCCCTCCCGGCGGATGGCAAGTGATCTCCCGTCATAGCGGTGAACGCGGCTCCTTCAAGAGCCACCGCCTCGCGACCCGCCACCTCTACAAGACCGACCGCTTTTTCACCGAGACAGATGCCGCCGTCGAGGTCGACCGGCAGAATGCCCTCCGCATTCCGCATCTCGTCCGACGCAACTCGACCTTTGAAATCTTCGGCAAGGTGGCACCTTTAGTCCACGCCGTTGCTGCATGACTGACTGTGAAAAAGGCACCTCGGCCGAGGTAAGGTTTATTTATGAAGCCGATGGGCGTGGCTGGAAAGTCTACGTGCCGCTCGGTCATGCCCATGCCGCCGACCTCGTCATTCTCCGTCCCCCGAAACGACCCATCAGTGTTCAGGTAAAAACCGCGACCTTTAACCCGCACCGCAATAACTACGGAGTGATGACGAGCCGTGGTAAGAAAACCAAGAAGGCTTATGCTCGTGGCGATTTTCAGATTCTCGCCGCTTGGCTCCCCGACTTGAAGCAGTTCGTCCTCTGGCGATTTGACGAGATTAAAAAGAGGAAGAAGATTTGCTATTCGCCGCGGCTCCATCGACAGCCGGATAATTGGGAAATCCTCGACACCGTGCTAAAGTAATAACTCCGTAAACCATGCTCCTCGTCCTGCCCGTCTCTCAAGCCGACATCAAGCTCGCCACTAAGCTGGCCGGGCACATGGCCCTTTTGGGTAACCTCGGCCGGCACAAGCTGCTGGTGGTCGGAGCCTACAATACGAAGGACGAAGCCGCCGCTTTGAAAGAGCAGTTGGCCCCGCTTTTCGCTTCGGCCGAGCTTTTCGTCCCAGATTCCGAGTGTGAACTCGGCTGGCCCCAGAGTGCCAACCATCTGTGGGCTCGCACTGTGCGATACCTTCAACACAGCGGGAACAAGGACACTTGGTATTGGTTCGAGGCCGACAACACCCCGATCCGCGAGGATTGGCTCGACGCGATCGAGACCGAATACAACCAAGCCCAGAAACCTTTCCTTGGAGCCATCCAAGTGACCCGGATGCTCGACCGCAAGACGGGCGAATTCGTCAAAGTCGACGGCGAGCATGTCATCGGCACCTGTGTTTATCCGGGCGATCTCCATAACCGCTCGATCTTGTGGAGCTATGTCCGCACCGACGACGGCCCGAATGTCGAACCCTTCGACGTTTATCTCCGCCACGAGATGCGCCCGAACACGGCGGTCTCGAAACTTATTCACAACAACTGGCGCACCAAGAACTACGAGATCGATGAAGACGGCCGCATCTACTGCGATCCGATCGACGACAAATCGGTCTACGGCCCCGTGCCGACCAACGCCGCCGTCGTCCACGGTTGTAAAGACGGCTCACTTATCGAAGCCCTGCAAAAATGACAAATTCCGAACTAGCACCCCTCGAACTCCTTGGCCTTGAAGAGAACGGCCGCGCCCCCA